AAAAGAAGAAACGCCAAAGCAAAAAAGCCCGCTGGAAAAAAATCCAAAAAAGGTTTTGACTCCGGAAAAAGCTTTCTTAGATGCATTCGGACGGTTGACTAACCGGTATCGGGCTTGGGATGTTTGGCGTGACTTCGTTACTATGTTCGCTTGTTCGCTATCTAATCCTCTTGATAAGGAGCACCGGGATAAGCGAGAAGCGTTATATTTGGAAATCATCAAAAAGTACAATAAGCAGGAACAAGAGGTGTTTCCTGAACTGGCTGCTCAGACGGTCTTGGCTTTGGAGGAAAATCCGGAGCAAGATTTTCTGGGCAGCATTTTTATGTCTCTCAATCTCGGCAACGAGCATAATGGACAGATCTTTACACCGTATCATGTCTGCAAACTAATGGCCGAAGTGACTATGGACAACACTGTACAAAAGGTTGAGCAGGACGGTTATATTTCAATCAATGACCCTTGCTGTGGTGCAGGGGCGACATTGATTGCGGCAATTCACGCTGCAAGGAAGCAGTTGGAAAAAACAAACCTGAACTACCAAAATCATCTTCTCGTCGTTGCACAGGATATCGATGAAACGGTGGCGCTTATGTGTTATATTCAGCTTTCACTTTTGGGGGTAGCAGGATATGTAAAGGTTGGAAACTCTCTGACAGAACCGATGACGGACAACGACGACAAAGAGAATTACTGGTTCACTCCAATGTATTTTTCTAATGTCTGGGTGCTGCGTCGGATCTTCGGAGGGCGCTGATGGCAGGCATATCACTTAGAGACTACCAATTAGATGCTGTTGACCGAATGAAAAATGGCTGCATTCTCTGTGGTGGAGTTGGCAGTGGCAAATCCAGAACAGCTTTAGCTTATTATTACAAACAGAATGGCGGTAGGCTCGGCACAAAGAGTTATATTCGGATGCCGGGTACGCCAAAAGACCTGTACATCATCACCACGGCGAGAAAGAGAGATACTTTGGAATGGGAGGGTGAGCTTTCGCCCTTCCTTCTCTCTGTTCACGCGGAAGTCAATACCTATAAAAATAAGGTCGTCGTTGATTCCTGGAACAATATCGGGAAGTATGCAACGGTTACGGATGCGTTCTTTATATTTGACGAGCAGCGTGTTGTTGGTTCAGGAGCATGGGTTAAGGCATTCCTGAAAATTGCCAAGTTTAACGAATGGATTCTACTATCTGCCACCCCAGGAGACACATGGGAGGATTATATTCCTGTTTTTGTTGCAAACGGCTTTTATAAAAACCGGACTGCCTTCAAAGAAGAACACATGGTCATGACTTGGGTAAACGGAAAGTATCCAAAAGTAGACAGATATTTGGGGGTAGGACGACTCATCCGACTTCGCAATCGCATTCTTGTGGATATGGATTTCAAGCGGGAAACCTGTTCGCACCATGAGGATATTTATGTCAATTATGATGTTGCGAAGTATAAAGAGACAAGTCGTCTTCGCTGGAACCCATATAAAAACGAGCCGATTGTCAACGCCGGAGAACTCTGCTATGTATGGCGACGCATCGTAAATGAGGACGAGTCCAGGCAAATCGCTCTAATGGAACTGTTTGAGAAACATCCTAAAATGATCGTCTTCTACAATTTCGACTACGAGCTTGATATTCTGAAAAATCTCTACTATGGAGAAAATGTTGAGATTGCAGAATGGAACGGTCACAAGCATCAACCGATCCCAACTTGCGACAGTTGGGTGTATCTGGTTCAGTATACTGCTGGAGCCGAAGGTTGGAACTGCATTAGCACAGACACCATTGTGTTCTACTCGCAGAATTACTCCTACAAAATTATGAAGCAGTCAGCTGGGCGAACCGATCGCTTAAATACTCCGTTCAAAGATTTATATTACTACCATTTGAAATCCCGTTCCGGCATTGATTTGGCTATCAGTCGAGCGTTAAGCGAAAAGCGGAATTTCAACGAAACCAAGTATGTCGGCAGCTATAAACCCAAAGCTGCCTGAGAAAGGAGAAAAGATGATAACAATTGATGTCGCGGAGTATTGCTCTTCTTGCATGGACTTCGACCCAGATGTTCAACGACCGCAAAAAGCATACGGAATGAGTGAAGAGATCGTCATATCCGACACGGTCATTCGATGCTCAAATCGAAATCGGTGCAAAAACATTGAGCGATACCTGAGAAAGAAGGTGACGGACGATGGCGTTGGCAAGACTGACGAAGCAATGCCGTGAATGTCCTTTTGTCGAGACCTGTGAGCACAAGGAAGTGGAAGCATTGGGATATTTACCAGAACCGATTATGACAGATGCCAAAGTCCCGGTTACTGCTGATATAGCAGCTCCCATTTTGAGAGAAACCGTAAGCCGTGTAGTAGACGGCAAAGTAGCAACAATGTATAAGGACGAGTTGGAGAAGGTCCCTTATAAAGATTTATATTCTCATCTCGGACTTCAGTTTGGAGGATGAATATGCATAACAATACCAACAATTCAGACAGAATGAATACTGTCGCTTATAAAATCGGGCAGGCTATCGCGCTGGTAGCTTGTCTTTGTGTTTCTGCCATCGTCATTGCTTTAACTGTGAAGTGCATCCTGTGGATTTTGTAAGGAGTTTTTGCAGATGAATGAAGAAAAGGAAGTCTATTTTGACCAGTATTGCAAATCTTGCAAATACCACGGTCTTGAAGAGTCCAAAGACCCGTGCAATGACTGTCTCGCAGAACCCAGCAATACAAATTCCCACAAACCGATGAACTATGAAAGCAAAAACAATTCTTGATGCCGAGAAAAAGGATGCGATTGATATTGCAACGGAACTTTGCTATAGCGAAGAAGTCAAGAGAAAAATTGCACAGGCAAAATCTGTTTACGAAATTGGTCGCATCCTTAAACAAGCACGGCTCGATCAAGAGTGATATTTCTGAAAGGAGAAAAGAAACATGAATCTTGAGGAGTTCAGAAAGGCACTTTCGTCAGATGCTACTGAAGAGAATGCACAACTGAAAAGACAGTTGTCAGACCTTCAGACTGAATACCATGAAAGGCTTTCAAAACTCGAAAATGAAAACGATTCACTTAAAGAAAGTTGTCGGGTTTTATGCAATCGATGCTTTACTCTTACGAGAGGTGTTACTTGTCTATTTTGTGGTCTCGATTACCCCTGCCCTCATATGCCGGGGCTTGAGGAACAGGTGGCTATGGCTCATAAATTGAGAAAGGAGATCGAAAAAAATGGCTAATGGGTATCGTAATGCTCTTGTTCAGCAAATAAAAGACGCAGGTCAAGAACTTATCAACCGAGCTGAATCGATGGTGCATCCCGAAAATGATTTAATCACTGATTTTTCCATAGTAATCCATTTCGAGCAGCATGAGGTACCTACAATCGACTACACAACCAGCGTGGTAAACAAAGTTGCTTGTGATCGGGTTATCTATCAGAAAGGAGAATCCAATGTCTCAAAAATATGATGAATATCTGGAAAAACACAGGCAAGCTGTAAAAAAGGCTTATCAGTGGATTGCTGCTTATATTCCTGAACTGACAGATGTGGAGGCGACTCGAAATATTGAGTTCCATGATATGTCGAAGAATACGCCAGATGAGCACACGCCTTATGACAACTATTTCTATGGGGAGCAAACCCCAGCAATCATCGAGGCGTTTAACCGGGCATGGCTTATGCATATCCACCGAAACCCCCATCATTGGCAGTATTGGGTCTTAATCAACGACGAACCTAAAGAAGGAACTATCCTTATCGAAATGCCGTATCCATACATTATTGAGATGATCTGTGACTGGTGGGCATTCAGCTGGATTAAAGGTGACCTTTCCGAAATGTTTGCCTGGTATAAAGACCATGCCGATTATATTAAGATGCACAATAATACTCGTTCGATTGTGGAAGAGATTCTGGAAATGATTCGGACGAAGCTTACGGAGGTAGAAAATGCTGAAAATTGAAAACACCGAGGTTATGGGCTGGGAGCACGCCATTCGTGGTATGCGAAACCCTAAGAACTCTTGGGAGAAGACAGACTCATATCCTGCTGTTGACTGTGGAAAGTGCGGTAAAATCGAGAGAGAGGATATTTGCAAAAAAGAGGACCGTGATTGTACGGGTTTTGAATGCTTTGAAGTGGGCCCGAATGACCTGAAGCTTATGACGACCCTTCGCAACGCAGGCACAGACCATCGTAAGTTCATGCGGATGATTACGGTCTATCTTGACATCACCGCCCCGCTGTATTGGTGGAAGGAGTTCGATACTTACAAGGTTGGTACGGTTGCCAATTCCTGTTCCACGATGCATAAGATTGCGGATAAGGAGTTTACGCTGGCGGATTTTAGTTGCGAGCATCTGGATCGCGAACCTTATCATCGCAACTGGATCGAGAGCGTAATCGTCGATGAAGATATCACTTCGCCACACAAGGTATGGATGACACCATTTGATGTTCTTAGATGCACGATCAAGATGCTAAACGCATATCGTGAAAACTACCTTGAAACCAAGGATAAACAGGATTGGTGGCAGATGATCCAGCTTCTCCCGAGCTCTTACAACCAGCGCCGGACAGTTATGCTAAACTACGAGGTTCTGGCGAACATCTATAAGTCCCGTCGGAACCACAAGCTCGACGAGTGGCATACGTTCTGTGACTGGATTGAGAGCCTGCCTTATTCTGAGCTTATTACTGGCGAAAAGAAAGGATGAAAGATGATGAAATTCGTAGTCAATCAGCTTCCTTATTACGGAGAGCTGTGCCCACTATGGACGATGTGCAGTAAAAACGCAAAGGAACATGAATGCCCGAGATACTGGGATAAATATAAAGTCTGCTCGGATGAAAACCCACATGAATGTGAGCACCTTATCGAGACGGAGAAACTCTAATAAACGGTTTCCTGCACGAAAAATACACCCCCTATTATGAAAGGAGGTAACGCACAATGAATTATTTTCTGGCAGTTAATGATCGGCAACTTGGCACTTGCTTGAGAATGCTGTTTGCTGAAAAACTTCAACCTGCTGTCCAAACCGTGTTAAACGAGAAGGGCAAGATTGAGTTTCATATTAGCATTGCAGCAGATCAGGAAGTGTTCGAAGAGCTGAACGAACGCTACAAGATCATGATTTCGTAAGTTACTCGATTTCGAAGGTAAAGGGGCCGTAACAAGCCCTTTTACTTTTGTTATATTTGTGGTAACATACTATAAGGAGGCGATGCCGATGAAAGTCAAATCCAGAATGTCCTGTCCGGTTCGAAGAAAAGACGGCACATGGACAACTGTTATCAGAGAATTTGAAGAAGATATTCCGGATCTTGGACGAGAAGAGCTTATCTGCAACAAATGTGGGCGCCCTGATTATCCGAAATGTAAGGAAACGGTTTGTGAAGCCTGGAAATACCACAAATCGAAAAATTAACAGGTTATGTAAGAGCTGAGGTTAAACCTTGGCTCTTATTTTTTGTGTAAAGGAGAAAAACATGCTTGCCAGAGAAGCGACAAAAGCGGATATTCAGGCTGTTCGTGACCGTCTGCGGGAAGCAAAAGAACAACGTCAGCTTGATATTCAAATAAACCAGGCTATTGCACTGGTAAATCGTAATCACAGGAGGAAAAAATATGACGCCGAACGACTATCAGCAGGCAGCTCTTCGCACAGCCCCAGGAGATTTACCGCCTGAGAGACTTCTGCTCAATGGCTTAATGGGACTGAACGGAGAAGCCGGCGAAGCAATTGATATTTTGAAAAAACATCTGTTTCAGGGGCACGAACTGGACACTGCACATATGGCTAAAGAGCTTGGAGATGTGGCTTGGTATCTCGCTGTAAGCGCAAACGCCATTGGGTACGACCTTGAAACCATCATGCAGATGAATGTGGATAAACTGAAAGCCAGGTATCCGGACGGTTTCGACGCTGAACACAGTCTGCATCGCGATCAGGATGATATTTAAGGAGGGTTTTCTATGAATGAACAATTCGGAGAAAAGGTAAAAGCTATTTTTGATAGCATTACCGTTCTTCAGGCAAAAGATAGCGATTTGAAACGAGATAACGCCAACATCAACGGTGACTCCCCTATGGGGGCTATGCTGCAATATGGTGCCAATACCGCCAAGGAGTACAATCTGGAGTATTTGATTAAACCTGCAATTGCAGAACTTCACCGCGATGGTTGGATTCATATACACGATCTTGACTTCTATGCATGGACAACGACCTGCACGCAGATTGAGCTTCGCAAACTCTTCAAGAATGGATTCAATACCGGACACGGTCATCTGAGAGCACCAAAAAGCATCGGTTCGTATGCTGCTCTGGCTGCTATTGCCATTCAGTCGAATCAAAATGACCAGCATGGTGGACAGAGTGTCGTGGACTTCGATTATGCTATGGCCGAGGGTGTCCGTTACACCTATCAAAAATATCTGAAAGAAGGCTATGAGATTTGCGAATGCCTCAACGATCTGAAAGATAAAGCATGGATTCTCGACTATGCTATGGAAAAGACTACTCGCGATACTTATCAGGCTATGGAGGGGTTCATTCATAATCTGAACACCATGCATTCCCGTGCCGGCGCTCAAGTTCCATTCAGCTCTATTAACTATGGCACGGATACATCTTGGGAAGGTCGTCTTGCTATTGAGCAGCTTCTGCTTGCTACAGAAGCAGGACTCGGTCATGGCGAAACACCTATCTTCCCGATTCAGATTTTCCGTGTCAAGGAGGGAGTCAACTATAATCCCGATGACCCAAACTATGACCTGTTCAAATTGGCGATGAAGGTCAGTGCAAAGCGGCTGTTTCCTAACTTTGCTTTCATTGACGCGCCTTTCAATCTCCAGTATTACAAGCCCGGTCATCCTGAAACGGAGGTTGCCTACATGGGTTGCCGTACTCGTGTAATGGGTAATGTTTATGACCCGTCTCGTGAGATCGCTCCCGGCAGAGGTAATCTGAGTTTCACTTCTATCAATCTTCCGAGGCTTGCTATTGTGGTCGATGGCGATATTCCTCAGTTTTTCAAACTGCTTGACGGAATGCTCGACAAAACCATGCAGCAGCTTCTCGATCGATATGAGATTCAAGCGTCAAGAGTAGTTAGAAACTTTCCGTTCCTCATGGGAGAAGGCGTATGGATGGACTCTGACAAGCTTAGACCGGATGACGAAGTTGGAGAGGTATTGAAACACGGAACCCTCTCTATCGGTTTCTGTGGGCTTGCAGAGTGTCTTGTGGCTTTGACAGGGCATCATCATGGTGAAGATGAAGCATCCCAGGAACTCGGTTTGCGCATTGTTGGCTATATTCGGAACTATTGTGATGAGAAAAGCAAGCAGTTTGGTATGAATGTAACCTGTCTTGCTACTCCTGCTGAAAGCTTAGCCGGACGCTTACTTAGGGCTGACCGAAAAGAATTCGGTATTATTAAGGGAGTTACCGATCGTGACTACTACACTAACAGTTTTCATGTTCCGGTCTATTATCATCTCCCGGCTCTTAAGAAGATCGACATTGAGGCTCCATACCATGCTCTTACCAATGCCGGTCATATTTCCTATGTAGAACTGGACGGTGATCCGACCAAAAACCTGGCTGCTTTCGAACGAGTTGTAAGACACATGAAAGAAGCCGGCATCGGTTACGGAAGCATCAATCATCCTGTAGACCGAGATCCTGTCTGTGGTTACAACGGTATTATCAATGATACATGCCCCTGCTGCGGACGGAGCGAAGCCGATGGAGTTCCGTTCGAACGCATTCGTCGCATCACTGGATATTTGGTCGGAACTCTTGATAAGTGGAATGACGCTAAGCGTGCGGAGGAGCGAGATCGTGTCAAGCATGAAGTTGATTCGAATTTCGGGGATTGAGCCGGAGTCCATTGTCGATGGAGAAGGCATCCGATATGTGATATTTACACAGGGTTGTCCTCATCATTGCCCCGGCTGTCATAATCCTCAAACTCACCCGTTCGGTGGCGGAAAACTCGTGTCGATCGAAGATATACTCGATAATATTTCAAAAAGAAAAAATTGGATAGACGGCATCACCCTTTCCGGAGGTGAACCGTTCTGTCATATTTACCAGTGTGCTCTGATCGCTGAAAAAGCTCATGAAATGGGGCTTAGCGTTTGGTGCTACACTGGTTATCTTTTTGAAGACTTGTACAGGCAAGGCATCGAGCTTCTGAAACATATCGATGTGCTTGTTGACGGCCCGTTCGTACAGGCTGAAAAATCGTTGGATCTTGACTTCAGAGGAAGCCGTAATCAGCGAGTCATTGATATTCCGGAAAGCTTGAAAGAAGGCGTAGCGATCTTGAAACAAACTTAGAAGAAAGGAGTACCTGCATCATGGCGAACACTACTAATCCTCGACGAAATGCCGAAGGATATTCTGACCCGACCGCTTACGAAGCCCTCAAGAATATTGATCGTGAAGAAGACGAAAGATTTCATAGACTGCTGCATACACTGTTTTACTTGTGTGAGTTGGCTGACTTCGAGATCGAAGGTCGGATAATTCTGGTTGATAAACGGAACGGACGGGTTTGGAGATGAGAGAAATGAGTCCGTACATACTTGAAAATTGTGTAAATTATAGCCCACTTTTGTTTGACGGATTCGGGCAAAAGCCCACTTTTGAAAAATTTTTTGAGCGTGTACGGACAATTTTCTTGAAAAAAGCCCAGAAAAAGTGGGCAAAAGCCCGGTTTTGAAAACCAAAAGTGGGCAGAAAAATTTGAAGGCATTTTCTGAAAATGGCACTTTTTGGGCGTTTTTTGCCCCAAAATGGCCGATTTGCGCCGATTTGAAATTTTTCTTGTGAAAAAAGCCCACTTTCCCACTTTTATTTCTTATTTAATTGCGATAAAAAGTTTTAATAAATATATAAATAGGGCGAGAAAAGTGGGCATTTGGCCAGAAGCCAAAATACATAGCACAAGTCGAGGAAAATGTCAAGACTTTTTACCGAAAGTTCTTCCTTTTTCTTTCAGACTGTGCTATACTATAAGCGCCACACAATCTAATACGTTCAAGTCGTTTAGGGAAAACTGCTTTGGTAAAAAGTGTTTTCTCTCTTTACTCATTTCATTTGTCCCTTTGCGGCTTGATTGAGATTGTGTGGCAACAATGAGGGTTGACACTTTTTCAGTGCGTCTCTCGTTGTGGGGGGCGCACTTTTTTAATGCCCTCGGAAAGGATGGAATAACGAGATGAGAAAGTTCTTGGCAGCGTGCATGGCGATAGTCATGATATTTACGATTGCAGGTTGTAGTTCGGAGGGACATGAAGGTGAAGCAAAAACCCCGTCAGGTTCCAGTATTCAAAAAGGCAAGGACTATCAAAAAGTAGTTGACGAGTTTGAAAGTAGTGGTTTCACAAACATTAAACTTGAAAAACTTGACGACCTTGTCACCGGCTGGCTTACAAAAGATGGGGAGGTCGAATCTGTTTCTGTGGATGGCGACACTGGATATTCTGCTGATGCTTGGTATCCGGCAGATGTTGAGGTTGTGATTACTTACCATACATTCCCGGAGAAAGAGAATTCTGAAACGAATGGCGAACCCGTTTCAACTGAAGAGCCTGCTGTTGATATTTTGACGGTAGATAATTCTCCCGAATTGGCAGCAATACTTTCTCTTAAAGCCGATATGGATCAATCGTATGCCAATTTTGCAGAAGCTCATAAGAATCAGGTTATAGAGTTTGACGGTTGTATTACCTATCTCACGAACCACGATGACTACGATACCAGATACGACTTACTTATTAGCGCCGGAGATTATGTAGATGAAAATACTGCAAATCCTGGTCCGACTTTTAAGTTTAAGGATGTTGGCGTGTATGATTTAGGCGATGGTCTTACGCTCGCCGATTACATCAAAGTCGGAAGCAATGTAAAAATACAGGCTAAAGTGAAAAGCTACAATTCTGACACTGGCCTCTTTGAACTTGATCCCGTTAGTATAGAAGCACGATAACTAAAAATTTTATATTGGACCGAGATGCTTAAATGGTGTCTCGGTCTTTTTTTTATGCTTTTCCGCCGCGCGAAAATTACATCCCCTTTTATGAAGAGAGGAGTAAAAAAGCTATTTTTAAGAATAGACATTCTCTCTTCAGTTTTGAAAAAAACATGAAAGGAGGCTCATTTGCCAATGCTCGAAAGTCAATTTCAATCGAAGCTCATTAAGGAGCTTAAGAAACTTTTTCCGGGTTGCATCGTGATGAAAAGCGACTCTGGATATTTACAGGGCATTCCTGATCTGCTTATTCTGTTTAATGACAAATGGGCTGCTCTGGAATGTAAACAACACGCTGGCGCAAAAAAGCAACCGAACCAAGAATATTATGTGGGCAAGATGGACGAGATGTCTTTCTCCAGATTCATTTGCCCCGAGAACAAGGAGGAAGTGCTGCATGATCTTCAACAATCATTCCAATCTTGAAGGGCAACACGCTTTTCTTGGTGCCAGCAAGTATCATTGGATTAACTATGACGAAACAAAAGTAGCCGACGCTTATTCAAAGTTTTTGGCTACCCAGCGAGGAACTGTTCTGCATGACTTTGCGTGTCAATGCATCACTTTGGGACAGAAGCTTCCCAAGTCGCAGAAGACATTAAACATGTATGTTAATGATGCGATCAGTTTTCGCATGGTGCCTGAGCAAATTCTGTTTTATTCAGAAAATTGTTTTGGTACCGCAGATACGATCGTGTTCCGAAACGGTACTCTTCGTATTCATGATCTTAAAACCGGTGTTGTGCCGGCACACATGGAGCAGCTTGAAATATATGCTGCTCTTTTTTGTTTGGAGTATAAGGTGAAACCCTCGGAAATCGAGATGGAGCTTCGTCTGTACCAGAACAATGAAATTCTGTATCACACACCTACTGCCGAAGATATTGTGCCAATTATGGACAAGATCATTACATTCGACAAGGTTATCAGAAAAATTAAAGAACAGGAGGGTTAAACCATGAGTCTCACGGATGATATTCTAATGCATTACGGTATGCCCAGAAGGTCTGGTCGTTATCCTTGGGGTTCGGGTGATAACCCTTATCAGCACAGCGGCGATTTTCTTTCTCGTGTGGAAGAGTTGAAGAAGTCCAATTTCACTTTTACTGATAAGGATGGAAAAACCTACACAGGAGAAGTAGCCATTGCAAAATCTATGGGTCTGAGCACAACCCAATTTCGTACCCAGATGAGCCTTGCAAAGGATGAACGCCGTTCTGCTGATGTTGCCACTGCCAAAGCTCTTCGAGCTAAAGGTTACAGCTTGAATAAGATTGCTGACAAAATGGGCTTTGCTAACGATTCTTCAGTTCGTTCCCTCTTGAATGAGAGTTCAGAAGCTCGTATGAACCAGGCAAAACAAACCGCTGAATTTCTGAAAAAACAGATTGCGGAAAAAGGTATGATTGATGTCGGAACCGGAGTCGAAAGAGAGCTTGGTATTTCGAAAGAGAAAATGAACCAGGCTCTTTATATTTTGGAAATGGAGGGCTATCCCATTTATGGCAGTGGCGTGCCCCAGGTGACCAATCCAGGCAAACAAACAAACATCAAAGTCCTTTGCCCTCCCGGAACAGAGCACAAGGAGATTTATAATTTTGAGAATGTTCATTCCGTCAGAGATTATGTATCTCATGACGATGGCGAGACATTTGATAAATTTGTCTACCCCAAGAGCATGGACTCAAGCCGTTTGAAAATCCGTTATGCAGAAGATGGCGGTATTCAGAAAGACGGTGTTATCGAAATCCGTCGTGGTGTAGACGACTTGTCTCTTGGTGATTCTCACTATGCTCAGGTTCGTATTCTGGTAGACGGCAACAGATATTTGAAAGGAATGGCTGTCTATTCTGATGATCTTCCTGATGGTGTGGATGTAATGTTCAACACCAATAAGAAAAAGGGCACTCCGACATCGGATGTTCTGAAGAAGGTCAAGGATGACCCTGACAATCCATTTGGCTCCCTTATCAAAGCCGGTGGGCAGAGTTACTACATTGACTCTGATGGTAACCGGCAGCTTTCCCTTATCAACAAGCGTGCTGAAGAGGGTGATTGGGGCGAATGGGCAGATAAACTCCCATCCCAGTTTCTTTCCAAGCAGAGTTTGAGCCTGGTTAATAAGCAACTGAATCTGGCGGCGTCCGATAAGATGGCTGAGTTTGATGAAATCTGCTCACTGACAAATCCGACGGTCAAAAAATCATTACTGAAATCCTTTGCGGATGATTGTGACTCTGCTGCTGTGCACCTTCAGGCAGCTGCTCTTCCTCGTCAGAAATATCAGGTGATCCTACCTATCACTTCGATGAAAGACAATGAAGTGTATGCCCCGAATTACAAGAATGGTGAAACAGTAGCTTTGGTTCGTTACCCCCATGGCGGAACTTTTGAGATTCCTATCCTTACAGTGAATAACAAGCAGGCAGAGGCTCGTCGAATCCTTGGCAACACACCTAAAGATGCAATCGGTATTAACAGTAAGGTTGCGGAACGGCTTTCAGGTGCTGACTTTGATGGTGATACTGTCATGGTCATCCCCTGTAACTCTGGTAAAAGCAAGGTCAAGATTACTTCCACTCCTCCTCTGAAGGGACTTGAAGGATTTGACCCAAAATTGGAGTATGGTGGAAAACCGGCTGGCACTTTCAAGCCTATGAAGAACACACAGAAAGAGATGGGTGTCATTTCTAATCTGATTACCGATATGACTTTGAAGGGTGCCACGCAGGATGAGCTTGCAAGAGCCGTTCGCCATAGCATGGTAGTTATCGATGCCGAAAAACACAAGCTGGACTATAAGCAAAGTGAGATCGACAATGGCATCAGCTCTTTGAAAAAGAAGTATCAGGGCACGGTTGACGAAGACGGAAGATACCACGAGGGTGCTTCGACTCTGATTTCCCGTGCTAAATCGGAGACTTCTGTCACTAAGAGGCAAGGTAGTCCGAAAATCGATGAAAAGACAGGCGAATACATATGGAAAGATGTGGATGACCCTGTTTATGTCGATAAGCGAACTGGCAAGGTCAAAGAGCGTACTCAGCCCAGCACTAAGATGGCTGAGGCAAAGGACGCCTATACCCTGGTTTCCGAAGCTGATACCCCCGTGGAGCGTGCTTATGCTAACTATGCCAACAAAATGAAAGCCCTGGGCAACCAGGCTCGTCTTGAGATCCTCTCCACTGGGAAAGTACCCTACTCCGCCACTGCAAAAGAGGCCTATCAAGCTGAGGTCGATTCTCTGAATGCTAAGCTCAATGTAGCTCTGAAGAATGCACCCAGAGAAAGGCAGGCTCAGACTATGGCTAATGCGGTAGTGGCTGCTAAAAAGCAGGACAATCCGGATATGACAAAGGGCGAGCTCAAGAAAGCAAGCCAGCAGGCGCTTACTCAGGCTCGTGCCTCTGTTGGTGCAAAGCGAGAGACCATCAAGATTACAGATCGTGAATGGGAAGCAATTCAAGCTGGCGCTATTAGCGAGAATAAGCTTACCCAAATCATCGACAATGTGGACATTGACAGTCTTAGACAGCGTGCAACACCGAGAGCGACAACAACTCTCAGCACTGCAAAGCAGAATAAGATCGCTTCTATGAATGCTTCTGGCTACAGCACATCGGAAATTGCTGAAGCTCTTGGTATTTCAACAAGCACAGTGTCTAATTACTTGAATTGAAAGGAGTGACTGGTATGAATGGTTCTTGTGCCCTTACCACATTTGACAACCCTTACAATCCATTTGAACAGTTCTCCGATTGGTTCCTGTTTGATGTAGAAAAGGGTTACAACACTTGCGCTTATCTCGATCGAATTGCTCACACTTCTGACCAATTCTCTGAAGAAGAGAACAATCAAGAGATTGAAAGAGCGATTGACGAGATCATTCGTTACGACTTCATAAACATTTACAAGAAAGTTAAGAGAACGAAAACAACAAAAGCAGATAAGACTTGAACTATAGGTTGAGGTCTAATACTCTTTGAATAAAATTTTTGTTTTCTTTTCTGAAAATATTTGAACTTGAAGTCAGCATAAACAAATTATCACTTGATCTGCACTACTGCCGCTGGGCTTAAAGGCATGGGGAGGGGTCTCCAAAATCGCACCCCCTACCTCATCGCGGCGGTCTTAAAAAAATCTCCGGAGGGATATTTTGGGAATGGGGGTTTACCCCTCGGGTGCAGTATTTGAACGAGCTTACAGGGTTGAAGCATTTTCCATAAAGTGTGAACATCTCCTTTCATGTTTCTTTTCTCCTTTCGGTGATTGGTGGAAATTCATCTCTGTAAGTTCTTTCAAATACTGCACCTATTCTTACCCAAAAGAGCAACAGGTTGAGCAAAAAGTGCAGTACAAGTATGCGGATATGGCGGAACTGGCAGACGCAATAGACTCAGGATTTATTGGAGGCAACTCCGTGCAGGTTCGATTCCTGTTATCCGCACCAAATTTTTAAGAGAGGAGGCAGTGCTGATGCCCAAAGGTAAAGCTGCAAGCTCTTCCGACTCAAATAGCCCATTGAGACCACCGACATCTCTCGAAGCGCAAGAGAACTTAATGATTTCTTTGGCGGTTCAATGTGCTGAAAAGCAGCTCAGAGACGGAACTGCTTCTTCTCAGGTCATAACGCATTATTTGAAACTCGGTTCCAGTAAGGAACGAATCGAAAAGGAGATTCTGGAGAAGCAGAAAGAGCTTATCGAAGCGAAGACCAAGAATCTAAATTCCAATAGTGAAGCCAAAGAGTTGTACAACAAGGCTCTTGAAGCGTTTAGGAGATATTCAGGTGCAGGCGGTGATGACGATGAATATTAAAACTTATTCAGAGTTGATTACACTGCCGACATTTGAAGAACGGTTTTGTTATTTGAAACTCGATGGCTCTGTTGGGAAAGAGACTTTCGGTTTTAAGCGCTGGCTGAACCAAGAGTTCTATCATTCAAACAAGTGGTTAAGATTCAGAGATGAAATTACCATTCGTGATGAAGGTTGCGATCTCGGAGTACCGGGTTATGAAATCTTTGGCTCAATATTGATTCATCATCTGAACCCCATCACTTATGAAGACCTGTTGAATCAGAGTCCATGCGTCTTCGATCCGGAGAATGTAATATGCACCAAGTTGAATACGCATAATGCTATTCACTATGGTGATGAGAGTTTGTTGCTTCTCCCACCAGTACAGCGCACACAAAATGATACATGCCCTTGGCGAAAATAATGAAAGGAGAAACATCCAATGGAAAATAAAATCTATGAAAATTCCATTCTTGATGAACAGACTGAAAACATCAAGGAGCAGGAAGTTGGGCTTTGCGAAGATGCAGCTCGGAATGTGATCGGTGTTGTTACTGATTGCCTGAAGCTGAACATTCGTGAAAAGCCGACTAAGGATTCCAGAGTAGTAACGGTTGTGACATGCCTTGACGAATTGGAAATTGACATGGGCGATTCCAATGATGATTGGTACGCTGTCTGTACTGCTACCGGTATCGAAGGATTCTGCATGAAGAAATTTGTAGCCGTCAGGCAGTAAGGAGAAAACGATATGGACAGTATACTGACATCGATAAAAAAGCTGCTCGGAATTGCTGAAGAGTACGAGCACTTTGACCCGGACATCGTCATGTACATCAATTCGGCATTCTCGGTCTTGACGCAGCTCGGTGTTGGTCCTGAAGAAGGATTCCGTATCGAAGATGCAAGTAAGACCTGGTCTGAATTCCTGTACGATGATCCTCGTCTTGAATTTGTTAAAACCTTTATCTACCTGAAGGTGAGGCTGGCGTTCGACCCGCCGTTGAGTTCGGCAGTAATGGAAGCAATTAACCGGCAGATCAGAGAGCTTGAATGGCGAATCAATGTGACAATCGACCCTGATTAAAAACGAGAGGAGGATTTCAAAATGGATAATACAGCACTTTCCCATCATGGCATCATTGGCATGAAATGGGGAGTCCGGCGCTATCAGAATAAAGATGGCACTCGTACCGCAGCCGGAAAGAAAAGAGAAAGTTCTTCTAAGTCTGATGCTCCTGCTCATGAGGACTATAGTAAAGCTCATAGCAGTAAGAGCGTTAAGTCTATGAGTGATGCAGAACTCCGTAACCGATTGAACCGTCTTCAGATGGAGAAACAGTACAGTCAGTTATCCTCGACTGATGTGAATCGCGGAAAGGAATATGTATCGAAAACCCTGAAAGTCGCCGGTACAATTGCAACCGCTACTTCGACCGCCTTAACTATTTACAATAACTATGGCAAGATCAAAGAAATTGTAAACGGTATGGCTAAGAAGGCTGGCTAAGGAGGTACTTATGGCATTATCAAACACTGCCGTTCCCAAGTATTATGGCATGTTTCGTGATGCCGTAATTCGAGGGGAGATTCCGGTTTGTAAAGAGATCTCCATGGAGATGAACCGTATCGATGATCTCATCGCTAATCCGGGTGTGTACTATGATGACCAAGCTGTTGAGGGATGGATCGCTTATTGCGAGTCCGAACTTACTCTAACAGATGGCTCTGACCTTAGCCTATTGGATAGCTTCAAACTTTGGGGTGAACAGATCTTTGGTTGGTACTATTTTGTTGAGCGAAGCGTGTATCAGCCGAATCCAGATGGTCATGGTGGGCATTATGTTCGCAAGAATGTGAAAAAAAGGTTGATTAACAAGCAGTATTTGATCGTTGCACGAGGCGCTGCTAAGTCAATGTACGGCTCCACTCTGCAAGGTTATTTTCTGAATGTTGATACCTCTACTACTCATCAGATCACAACGGCCCCAACAATGAAGCAAGCGGAGGAGGTCATGTCCCCTCTTCGCACTGCTATCACTCGTTCGAGAGGACCGCTGTTTCAGTTCCTGACAGAAGGCTCTTTACAAAACACAACCGGTTCCAAAGCGAACCGCACAAAGTTAGCCTCTACAAAAAAGGGCGTTGAAAACTTCCTTACGGGTTCGCTTCTTGAGGTCAGGCCAATGAGCATCAATAAACTCCAGGGTCTACAAATCAAGGTCGCAACCGTTGATGAGTGGCTTTCCGGAGACATTCGAGAGGATGTTATCGGTGCAATTGAGCAGGGCGCATCCAAGGTGAACGACTACATCATTGTTGCAATCAGCTCGGAAGGTACGGTTCGTAACGGAAGCGGCGACACCATCAAAATGGAGTTGATGGACATCCTTAAAGGCGACTACATCAACCCCCACGTTTCGATTTGGTGGTACAAGCTTGATTCCATTGATGAAGTCGGAGACCCGGAAATGTGGCTCAAGGCTAATCCGAATCTCGGAAAAACTGTAAGTTATGAAACTTACCAGTTGGATGTGGAAAGAGCTGAAAAAGCCCCTGCTGCCCGAAACGATATTCTTGCAAAGAGATTTGGACTGCCTATGGAGGGTTACACCTATTACTTCACTTATGAAGAAACTCTTCCGCATCGAAAGAGGGACTTCTGGCAGATGCCTTGTTCTCTCGGTGCAGACTTATCACAGGGCGATGACTTCTGTGCATTTACATTCTTGTTCCCTCTACCAAACGGTTCTTTTGGCATCAAGACACGAAACTATATTACCTCTACGACTTTAATGAAGCTGCCTGCTGCTATGCGGATCAAATACGATCAATTCATGGCGGAGGGCAGTTTAATTGTTTTGGAGGGCGCTGTACTCAACATGATGGATGTCTATGAAGATTTGGACAACCATATTCAGGGGTGCGGATACGATGTTCGATGTCTTGGGTTTGACCCTTATAACGCAAAAGAATTCGTAGCGAGATGGGAATCTGAAAATGGCCCGTTTGGAATTGAGAAAGTTATTCAAGGCGCTAAAACTGAGTCGGTTCCGCTTGGAGAGCTGAAAAAGCTTTCTGAAGAAAGAATGCTTATCTTTGATGAGGACCTCATGACATTTGCTATGGGTAACTGCATTACCCTTGAAGATACAAACGGAAACCGTAAGCTTTTGAAAAAGCGATACGAGCAGAAAATCGATGCTGTTGCGGCAATGATGGATGCTTATATTGCTTATAAACTCAATCGAGATGCATTTGAATAAGGAGGTGGTCAAGTTGGATGAGATGTACCATCACGGTATTCTCGGTCAGAAATGGGGCGTTCGCCGTTTCCAGAACAAAGACGGAACTTTGACCGCCGCAGGTCAAAAGCGTTTGGAAAAGAAAGACGCAAAGTGGGCTCATAGAAATCACGACAAAATCGTATCTAAAGCCCGCAAAGATGTTTCCAAAGAACTCGATCAGTATGCCAATCAACTATTGAAAAATCCTTCTTCTGTGACATCGAAAGGTAAGATCAGTTCTTCGGCTATCAATTCCTATAATCGGAAAATGGCTGAGCTGATGAATGAGTCTGTTAAAAATGTTACCGCACCTTCGGGGCGTGTCGTTCAATTCGTTGCAAAACGAGGAGAAGTTGGCGTGCATATGGCTTTGGCCGACAGAGGCTATGATATGCAGCAGCTGAAGAATGGCATCTGGGCTTCCGGCCGGGTTGCCTACAAGAAGAAAAATGTTGATATGGTTTAAGGAGGTGATGATTCAAAATGGAGATGTCTTTTGGTTCCAGACTGAAACATGCTTGGAATGCATTTACCGGTAATATTCAAATGAACTACCGGGATTTAGGTATGGGGTATTCATATCGAGCTGACAGACCAAGAATGTCCAGAGGCAATGAAAGATCAATCGTTACATCGGTTTATAACCGAATTGCGCTTGATGTCGCGGCTCTGAATGTTCAGCATGTCCGTCTGGATGAAAATGGGCGTTTTCTTTCGGTCATCGATGACGGATTGAATAATTGCCTCACTTTGGAAGCGAATATCGATCAGACAGCACGATCGTTCATTCAGGATGTAGTGGTCTCTATGTTTGATGAAGGAAGCGTCGCAATTGTTCCGGTCGATACAACGACTGATCCTAATGTGTCCGGTTCGTATGACATTCAGTCTCTGCGTGTCGGACAGATTTTAGACTGGTATCCGCAGTATATTCGTGCCCGTGTGTACAATGAACAAACGGGCAGAAAAGAAGATATTGTGGTGCCGAAAAGTGCAGTGGCTATCATTGAGAACCCGCTGTACGCAGTTATCAATGAGCCAAATTCTACTATGCAGCGGCTCATTCGTAAACTTAACCTACTTGATGTCATTGATGAGCAAAGCGGATCTGGAAAACTCGATTTGATTATTCAGCTTCCTTATGTAATCAAGACAGAAGCAAGGCGTCAACAGGCCGAAAATCGGCGTAAAGATATAGAAAACCAGTTGTCAGGTTCAAAGTATGGTATTGCTTACACTGACGGTACTGAGCATATCACACAGTTGAATCGTTCCGTGAACAACAACCTGATGTCCCAGATTGAATACTTGACGAGTATGCTATACAGCCAGTTGGGAATCACTCAGAGCATTTTGGATGGAACCGCGGACGAGAAGACAATGCTGAACTATAACAACCGGACAATCGAGCCGATCATTTCCGCTATTGTTGATGAGATGAAACGAAAGTTTCTGACCAAAACTGCCCGATCACAACACCAGTCAATTTCATTCTTCAGAGACCCGTTCAAACTGGTTCCTGTCAATGATATTGCTGAAATTGCTGACAAGTTTACAAGAAATGAAATCATGACTTCGAATGAAATTCGTCAGGTAGTCGGTATGAAACCCTCTGAGGACCAGAGAGCAGATGAACTTAGAAATAAGAACCTGAGTGCGCCATCCGGTTCCGATCAGCAGTCGGAAGAAATGCCTATTACTGAAGTTAATTCAGCTGAAGAGTCAGCAAGTGATTTGAACGACAAAATCTCTAAGCAAAAATCAAAAAAGTAAGGAGGAATTTCAAAATGAGTAGACCTTTTTCGGTTGAGGCTTGTGATTTCAGCGGCTGGGCAACCCGAAACGACCTTAAGTGTTCCGATGGACGAGTAATTCGTCGGGACGCCTTTAAGAATAATGACGGCATTAAAGTCCCTCTGGTCTGGAATCATCAGCACAACAGTCCTCGTGATGTTCTTGGTCATGCATGGCTTGAGAACCGTGAGGAGGGTGTTTACACCTATGGCTTCCTCAATGACACCGCTGATGGTGAAATTGCGAAAGTCCTTATCAAGCATGGTGACATCTGTGCTCTGTCCATTTACGCCAATCAGCTTCAGCAGGCTGGCCCTGATGTACTGCATGGTTGCATTTGCGAAGTGAGTCTGGTGCATAAGGGTGCTAACCCCGGTGCATTTATCGATTCTATGTTGAAGCATGGCGAAATGTCCGACGATGAAGCTATCATCTATACCGGAATGCCTCTCTGTCTTTCTCATTCTGCGGAGTCTAAGGATGAACCGAAGGAAGAGGAAAAGAAGAAGGATTCCAAAGAGGACAAGCCTGCTGAAGACAAGGAAGAGAAGAAGGATGATGAGGAGACGATTGCTGATGTGATCGATTCCATGTCCGAGAAACAGCAGAATGTCATGTATGCACTTATTGCACAGGCTCTCGAAGGCGAACCCGAAAAGGAATCCAAGGATGATTCCGACAACAAATCCGAATCCAATAAGGAGGATAAAACAATGAAACACAATGTCTTTGACAACGATCAGCAGAAGAAGACCGAGGTTCTGTCTCATGCTGACCAGGCAAGCATCATTTCTATGGCTAAGTCCAACAGTGTCGGCAGTCTTCGTACTGCTATGGACATTTATGCAGAGCAGAATCCTGACAGCGTTCTGGCTCATGGTATCGACGGTATTGAAACCCTGTTCCCTGAGTACAAGGATGTCCGTCCGGGTGCCCCCGAACTGCTTACCACTGACCAGGGTTGGGTGAATGAGGTTCTGAAGAAGGTTCATAAGAGCCCTATTTCCCGTATCCGTACTCGTCAGGCTGACCTGCGTAACATTGAGGCTCTTCGTGCTAAGGGTTACAAGAAGGGTGCCCAGAAGGGTTATGTCGGCAACATTCAGCTGCTCCACAGAACGACTGATCCTCAGACCGTGTATGTAAAGAGTAAGCTTGACCGTGACGACATCATCGATATTCAGGACTTCGATGTGGTGCAGTATCTGTACGGCATCGACCGTATGAACCTGAACGAGGAACTGGCTACGGCTATCATGATCGGTGACGGTCGTGAGGTTGGTGCTGACGGCAAGATCGCTGAGGATAAGATCCGCCCGATCTGGTTGGATGACGAGCTGTACACCATCCATGCTGACGTTGACATTGCTGGTATGAAGGCTACGCTCCAGGGCACCAATACTTCCGCCAATTTCGGCGAGAATTACATTTATGCGGAAGCTGTGATTCAGTCTCTGCTGTATGCTCGTGAGAAGTATAAGGGCTCTGGCACTCCCGACTTCTACTGCACGCCCCATCTGGTCAATGTCATGCTGCTTGCCCGTGATCTGAATGGTCGCCGCATTTATGATAAGGTCAGTGATCTGGCTGCTGCTCTGAATGTTGGTCAGATCATCACTGCCGAGCAGTTTGAGGGCAAGACTCGTACTACCACGGACAGCAAGACCAAGAAGCTTCTGGGACTGATGGTCAACCTGGCTGATTATTCCCTGGGCGCTACCAAGGGCGGTGAAATCACTCACTTCACTGATTTCGATATCGACTTCAACCAGGAAAAGAGCCTGCTGGAGACTCGTTGCTCCGGCGCCAATACTCGCGTCATGTCCGCTATCGCTCTGGAGGAGGATGTCACTGCCACTATTGGCGGCTAAATTCAGCGAGGAGTGAAAATTCAAAATGGCTAAATTTTATGGAGTAATTGGCTACGCTGTAACAGAAGAGACTAAACCTGGCGTTTGGACAGAGAAGATCATCGAGCGTATGTACTATGGTGATTTAATTCGTAACACTCGTAGGCTTCAGTCTGCGGAACAACTCAACGACAACATCAATGTTGCGAATGAGATCAGTATCGTAGCCGATCCATTTGCCAATGAGAATTTTCATTCGATGAGGTATGTTGAGTTTATGGGTGCTAAATGGAAAGTTACAAGCGTTGAAGTTCAGTACCCGAGACTTATACTGTCTATAGGAGGTGTATACAATGGCGAGCAGGCTTGATCTGCAAACTTTTCTGGAAGAACTTCTGAAAAGTAAAAATGTGTATTTTCAACCTCCTGAGTCAGTAAAAATGAAATACCCCGCTATCGTTTATGCACTCGATGACATCGAAAATGTGCACGCCGATAACGGGGTTTATTCGTCTCACAGACACTATTCCGTCACTGTCATTGACTCTGACCCGGATAGTGAGCTTGTCGGTAAGGTGGTCTCTATGCCTACTTGCCGATTTGAACGATATTATACAAGCGAGAACCTGAATCACTGGAATTTCTCGCTATATTTCTAATAAGGAGGAATATCTTTATGTCCAAAATTATTTGGAATAAAACTGGCGAGCGCCTGTATGAAACCGGCTGTGACCATGGCGTTCTCTATCCGATGCAGACCAGCGGCGTTTACAATAAGGGTGTTGCATGGAACGGTCTGACTGCCGTTACTGAGAGTCCTTCCGGCGCTGAGGCTTCCCCGATTTACGCCGACAACATCAAGTATGTGAACCTGGTTTCCAACGAAGAGTTTGGTGCCACCGTCGAGGCGTATATGTATCCTGATGAGTTTGCCGAATGCGATGGTTCCGTCGAGATCATGCCGGGTATGTATGCCGGTCAGCAGTCTCGTAAGACTTTCGGTCTGGCATATCGTACTATTCTGGGTAACGATACCGATCTGAACGATTACGGCTATAAGCTGCATCTGGTTTACGGTTGTCTGGCTGCTCCTTCTGAGAAGGGCTACAGCACTGTCAACGACAGTCCTGAGGCAGCTACTCTGTCTTGGGAAATCAGCACCACGCCTGTCTCCATCAACAAGCTGGTCAATGGCAAGAAGCTGAAGCCGACTGCTACCCTGACCTTTGACTCCACCAAGTTTAGTGCCGAGTTTATGACTCAGCTGGAAGAGATCCTGTACGGTAAAGACCCGACTACCGATGGCGGTAATGACGGCGTCGAGCCTCGTCTGCCTCTGCCTGATGAGATTATTGAACTGTTCGATAAGACTCTGAATCCGCAGGGCTAATATGTAGAATCATGGAGCCGTATTCAGGTAAGCTGGCGGCTCCTATTTTTTTTATTTGAAAGGAGAAAATTTCAATGACTAAGGAAACTATCACTTATACCGATCTGAACGGCGTTCAGAGAACTGAAGATTTTTATTTCGACCTGTCCAAGCCTGAAATCGTAAAAATGCAGGCCAGCGCCAAGGGCGGCTACGATGTTCAGCTCAAGAGTATCGCTGCCAGTCCGAATGGGGCTCTTATCATGGAGTTCTTCGAGAACTTTATTAAGACCGCTTATGGTGAGAAGAGCGATGACGGCAGACGCTTCATGAAGTCCGAGGAAATTTCCAGAGGCTTTATGGAAACTCCCGCTTATGAGGTGCTGTTCGAGAAGCTTGTCACCGATGCAGGTGCTGCATCCGAATTTGTCAACCGTGTGATGCGCGCCAACGGCAATAAGCAGGCTGCGCCCATCGCATCCAATTAAAGAAAACTCGGAGGACTAAGGAATGCTGAAAATTACTGTGCCGGCTGCCGAGTTTTGGGATGAAATCCATGAGGAATTTGTCTACAAGAAAGAGCAGACTTTGCAGTTGGAGCATTCCTTGGTCTCTCTTTCAAAATGGGAAAGTAAATGGAACAAGGCATTTCTCGGAAAACAAGAAAAAACCGATGAGGAAATTCTTGATTATGTACGATGCATGACCTTGACCCAAAATGTCGATCCCGAAGTATATACTCGGCTGTCTGCTGAAAACTACGCCGCTATCAACGCATATATCGAAGCGCCGATGACCGCTACTTGCCTTATTGAGGACAAGCAGGCCAGAGGGCACAAAGAAACGGTTACATCGGAGCTTATTTACTACTGGATGATTTCTTATAACATTCCTGTGGAGTTCCAAAAATGGCATTTGAACAGGCTGTTGACCCTTATACGGGTATGTAATGTCAAGAACTCACCGCCTAAGCGAAGAAGTAAGCGTGAAATATGGAATCGGAATGCAGCTATTAACGCTGCCAATCGAAAACGCTTTGGTTCTAAGGGGTGATTGAATGAACAGACGATGCCGAAAATGCATGTTAAGGCGAGTTTGCCATAAAAAGCAGCCTTACAATAACTGGCTTAAAACTTTTACCAAAAAAGCAGTAGCAATCATTCTGGTGGTTTCTCTGGTTGATTTGCAACTGTCTTATGTGCTTGCATTTATGGGGCAAGTACAAATTGCGGAATCGCTTTCCAGCACAATAGCGTCGACCGTTGTCGGGGTTATGCTTGGCTACTTCTTCAAAGCCCTTTTCGAAACATTCTTCGAAAGGCGTGAAGAACGGCTCAAGCAGGAAAGTGAACCGGAAGAAAATACGAATTATGAGGAGGTTTAGTTATGCCTATCAGTTTTTTGACTACAGCACTGTTGATCGTATCCGTCATCACGAATCTGACAGTGGAGGGCATTAAGAAGCTGCTTGACGGAACGAAGGTCAAGTATTCTTCTAATGTTCTTGCGGCAGTTTTGTCCGTCCTGATCGCCTGTGCTGTTAGCATGATTTACCTTATTATGACTGACACGATCTTTACTATGAAGATTGGGGTTGAGATCGTCGTTCTGATGTATCTGGGCTTCCTGATCTCTACGGTTGGTTATGACAAGGTTATTCAGATGCTGAAACAGATCCAGAGCGTGAAGGAGGAAACGAAAAATGAGTAACAGTCCTCTGGTATCTTATACCAAGTTAAGCCCTAATCATTCCGGTCAGAGAACCCATGTCGTTGACCGTATCACGCCTCATTGTGTGGTCGGTCAGTGCTCTGTAGAGACTTTGGGTAATATTTTTGCTCCGACTTCCCGACAGGCTTCCTGTCAGTATGGTATCGGCGTGGATGGTAGAGTGGGTATGTATGTGGAAGAAAAGAACCGTTCCTGGTGTTCTTCCTCTAATGCAAATGACCAGCGTGCGATCACAATTGAGTGTGCCAGCGATGCCACACATCCTTATGCATTCAACGACACTGTATATGCTAAACTGATCGAGCTTTGCACAGACATTTGCAAGCGTTACGGAAAAACAAAGCTGCTCTGGTTCGGCGATAAGACGAAGACTCTGAACTATGAGCCGGCTTCCAATGAAATGGTTCTGACCGTACATCGTTGGTTTGCCAACAAGAGTTGCCCTGGTGATTGGATGTATGCTCGAATGGGGGATCTTGCATCCAAAGTTACGGCTAAGCTTGGGGGCTCTGCTGGCGGGACTGAGAAGCCTGCCAATAATCAGGTGCTTTATCGGGTGCAGACAGGAGCCTTCAGCAACAAGACGAATGCAGATGCAATGCTTCAGAAGGTGAAAGCTGCCGGTTTTGATACTTACATGGTTAAGGTCGATAATCTTTACAAGATTCAGGTCGGCGCATTCAGTAAGAAAGCAAATGCTGACGCTATGGCTGCAAAGCTGAAAGCTGCTGGTTTTGACACCTATATAACAACCAAAAGTGGGACGGCAGTCTCTGCATCTTCTGCGAAGAAAAGCACTGACCAGATCGCCCGTGAAGTAATTCAGGGTCTGTGGGGTAACGGTGCGGACAGGACTAATCGTCTGAAGGCGGCTGGTTACGATCCTTCCGTAATACAGAATCGGGTTAATCAGCTTCTTAAATAAGGAGGTCCGTGAATGATAAGGTTCAGTCACAAGGGAGACTTCTCTAAGGTTACACGCTTTTTGGAGAGGGCAAAAGAAGTGGTCCATCTCGGAGACCTCGACAAGTATGGCCGAGAAGGGGTCGCTGCTCTTGCGTCTGCAACGCCTGTCGATTCCGGTTTGACCGCCAGTTCATGGTATTACGAGATTGTAAACCGAAATGGATCTGCAAAGATCACATTTTACAACTCAAATATTCAAAATGGGGTTCCAATTGCGATCATTCTGCAATATGGTCACGGGACTCGCAACGGGGGCTGGGTACAGGGTCGAGATTACATCAATCCTGCTATCCAGCCTATTTTCGATAAAATTGCAAATGAAGCATGGAAGGAGGTTACGAAGCTATGAGTAAAACTATCGACGAAAGAGTCGTAGAAATGCGGTTTGACAATAAGCAGTTTGAGAGCAATGTTCAAACCAGTTTGTCCACCATTGAAAAATTAAAGAAAAGTTTGGATATGGACGGCGCTACAAAAGGTCTTGAAAGCATTGACAGTGCTGCTAAGAAAGTCGATATGTCGGGGCTTGGCTCTGCGGTTGAAACAGTAAAGACTCGATTCTCGGCATTGGAGATCATGGCTGTAACCGCCCTTGCAAACATCACCAACTCAGTTGTAAACACCGGTAAACAGATGCTCCGTTCCTTGACAATCGAGCCCATCAGTCAGGGTTTTGAAGAATACGAGCTGAAGATGGGGTCAATTCAGACCATCATGATGAGTACGGGTGCTTCTCTTGAAGAGGTAAATAAATATCTCCAAGAACTCAACACCTACTCGGATAAGACCATTTACTCCTTCCAGGATATGACTTCCAACATCGGTAAATTTACCAATGCTGGTGTCGGTCTTGAGGATGCAGTAATGGCTATTCAGGGTGTGTCGAATGTTGCTGCCGTTTCCGGCGCCAATGCAAATGAGGCATCCCGTGCCATGTATAACTTTGCGCAGGCACTGTCTGCCGGTTATGTCAAGCTGATCGACTGGAAATCTATTGAGAACGCTAATATGGCGACCGTTGAATTTAAGACTCAGCTTCTTGAGTCGGCTGTTGCCTGTGGCACCTTGACTAAAACTGCCGACGGCATGTATAAAACGGTTAAGGGTAATGTCATCGATGCCACACATGGCTTCAATGATTCTTTGCAGGATCAGTGGATGACCACGGAAGCTCTGGTCGGTACTCTTCGTAATTATGCGGATGAAACGACCGAAATCGGTGCTAAAGCATTTGCGGCTGCACAGGATGTTAAAACATTTACCCAGTTAATGGATACCCTGAAGGAAGCCGTAGGCTCCGGATGGGCAAATACATGGGAAATTCTGTTTGGTGATTTCGAGGAAGCCAAAGAACTTTGGACTGGACTCAGTCAGGTTATCGGTGGATTTATCGATGCCCAAGCAGATGCTCGCAATGAGATGTTGCAAGGGTGGAAAGATCTTGGCGGAAGAACCAAACTGATTGAGGCACTTAAAAATGCTTTTGAAGGTGTTCAGAGTGTTATCAAACCAATTTATGAGGCATTCCGTGAGATATTTCCTCCCACCACAGCCCAACAGCTTTATGATATTACTGAGAATTTGCGAAAATTCACAGCAAATTTGAAGCTCAGTGATACAGCTTCAGCTAATCTAAAATCCACTTTCAAAGGCTTGTTTGCGATCTTGGACATCGTTAAACAAGCCTTTTCTGCTATATTTACGGCAATTAAACCGTTGTTTGGCGGATTTGGAACACTCGGAGATGGAATTCTTGGTTTCACTGGCGGGGTTGGCAATGCTATCGTGGCATTTGATGAGTTTATCAAAACCAGCGGAGCATTCCAGAAAGTCGGTGAGGGTATTGCTACGGTAATTCAGACAATTATGACTGCTTTATCCACACTGAAGAACAAGATCAAAGAGAAATTCGAATCCGCCAATTTCGAATTGTTTCATTCTCTGCTTGAGCGAATTCATGAGAGGATGACTCAAGTCGGAGAAGCAGCCGGTGAGATGAAATCTGGGGTTATCGTCGCCTTTGAGGTCATTGGTGAAGCTCTTGCTAATTGCCAATTTGTTCAGCTTCTCTCTGCTGTGTGGAACGCCGTTAAGACAATCGGAAGTGGCATCGTTAAAATCCTTGGCGAACTCGGCAGTTCTTTAGCAAAGAATCTCGGTGAAGCTAATTTCAGCGGAATTATTGATCTGCTGAATGGTATCTCATTCGGTGCTATTGCTGTCGGTATCACAAAGTTTGTCGGCACCTTCCGAAAAGCCATTGAAGATATCGGCAGTTTCAAGGAATCTTTTATCGGAATTCTTGACAGTGTTCGAGGATGCTTTGAAGCTTACCAGACTCAGTTGCAGGCTGGTACATTGCTGAAGATCGCGTCGGCTATTGCTATTCTTACTGCATCTTTGATTGCGCTTAGTCTTGTGGACAGCGAAAAGCTGAATGTAGCCCTTGGAGCAATCACTGTGCTATTCGCTGAACTTCTTGCTTCGATGGCTGTATTCAACAAAATCAGCGGTCAGGCAACTGGTGTGATGAAGAGTGTAACTGCTATGCTCGGAATTGCTACGGCAGTGCTGATTTTAGCGAGCGCACTTAAAAAGATTGCTGATCTGGATGCAAAGCAGCTTACTACTGGTCTGATTGGCGTTGCAGGTTTGACGACTATGATGATTGCCGCAGCCAAAGCTATGAGTTCCAACAGTAAAACCATCATCAAGGGTGCTACTCAAATGGTGATCTTTGCAGCCGCAATCAAGATTCTTGCTTCTGTTTGTGAGCAACTTGCTAAATTGGACTGGAACCAGCTTGCGAAAGGTCTTGTCGGCGTTGGTATATTGCTTGCCGAGGTTTCTCTGTTCCTGAGAACCGCAAAATTCAGCGGCAAATCCATTACTACGGCTACAGGCATCGTGATTCTTTCGGCAGCAATCAAGGTGTTGGCATCTGCCTGCAAAGATTTCGGCGAAATGAAATGGAAAGACATCGGTAAGGGGCTTGCATCTATTGCAGTGCTTCTTGCTGAGGTTACCGCTTTCACCAAGCTTACTGGTAACGCTAAACATGTAATCTCTACAGGTGTAGCGCTCATTGCTATCGGAGCAGCCATGAAGATATTCGCATCGGCTGTAAAAGACTTCTCTGGAATGCAGTGGGACGAAATCGCAAGGGGTCTTGTTGCTATGGCCGGGGCTTTGGCGGCGGTTACAATTGCTGTCAACTTCATGCCGAAAAACATGATCGGCATCGGCACTGGTCTTATTGCTGTCTCTGCGGCTTTGCTTATACTTGCCAATGCTCTTAACCAGATGGGTTCAATGTCTTGGGAGGAAATCGCCAAAGGTCTTATCACTCTGGGCGGCGCAATGGCCATTCTTGCAATCGGTCTGAATGCCATGACAGGCACTCTTGCCGGTTCTGCGGCGCTGCTTGTTGCTGCAAGTGCCCTCTTGGTGCTTACTCCGGTACTGGCTATTCTCGGCGCCATGAGTTGGAGCTCTATTGTAAAAGGTCTTGTCACTTTGGCTGGTGCATTTGCTATCCTCGGTGTTGCAGGTGCTGTATTGACTCCGTTGGTTCCTTCCATTCTCGCTTTGAGTGGCTCGCTGGCACTAATCGGGGTAGCAGTTGTCGGTATTGGTGCCGGGCTTGCTCTGGCAGGTGCCGGTTTGTCCGCCTTGGCAGTAGGCTTAACAGCTCTTGCTGCTGCGGGGACTGCCGGTGCTACAGCCATCGTCGCTTCTTTGACTGTTATCATCACTGGTGTCGCAGCCATTATTCCTGCAATTGTAGCCAAGATCGGTGAGGCAATTGTCGAATTCTGCAAAGTTATCGCTGATAGTGCAGGAGCCATTGGTGAAGCAGTCAAGGCAGTTGTCCTTATGCTGGTGGATGTACTTGTTGAGTGCGTTCCCGCTATCGCTGATGGGGCATTGAAGCTCATTGCAGGTGTTCTTGAAGCGTTGGTAGAATATACCCCGTCTATCGTTGATTCCATCTTCCAATTCCTTATCGCAGTTCTTGAGGGCGTCGCTAAGAATCTTCCCAGTTTGATTCAGGCTGCGGTGGATGTATTGATGGCGTTCTTCTCAGGCATTGTGGATGCACTTAAGGGCATCGATACAGAAACTCTTCTTCAGGGAATTGCCGGTATTGGTCTGCTTGCAGCAATTATGGCTGCTTTGAGCGCAGTGGCTGCTCTGGTTCCAGGTGCAATGCTGGGTGTTCTCGGTATGGGTGCTGTCATCGCTGAACTCGCTCTTGTTCTTGCTGCGGTCGGTGCTTTGGCGCAAATTCCGGGCTTGAATTGGCTTATCAACGAAGGCGGTAATTTGCTCCAGGGAATTGGTACGGCGATCGGTAAGTTTGTTGGCGGTATCGTCGGCGGTTTTATGAGTGGCGTATCCAGTCAATTTCCGCAAATTGGTTCTGACCTTTCCGGGTTTATGACCAATGTCCAGCCGTTCCTTGATGGTGCAGCTTCCATAGATCCGGCTATGCTGGACGGTGTTAAGGCTCTTGCAGAAACGATTCTTATCCTGACAGCCGCAAATATTTTGGATGGACTGACCTCGTGGTTCACCGGCGGAAGTTCGCTCTCCGGCTTTGCTGAAGAGATGGTTCCGTTTGGAAAAGCTATGAAACAGTTCTCTGATGAAATCAGCGGCATTGATGGAGAAGCAGTTTCCAATGCTGCAATCGCAGGTAAGACTCTTGCAGAGATGGCTAATACACTTCCTAATACTGGCGGTGTCGTTGGTTTCTTTGCTGGAGAGAACGATATGAATGCCTTCGGTGAACAGCTTATTCCATTTGGTCGTGCCATGCGTAACTTTGCAAACGAAGTCGCCGGAATTGACGCCAGTGTTATTACTGAAGCAGCTACCGCTGGTAAGGCACTTGCAGAGATGGCAAGCACCGTTCCGAACAGCGGCGGCGTAGTTGGCTTCTTTGCTGGCGAAAACGATATGGACGACTTTGGCGAACAGCTTGTTCCTTTCGGCAGAGCAATGAAGGATTTCTCTGACGCTGTTTCCGGACCGAAAGCCGATGTCATTCAAAATAGCGTTACCGCAGGACAGGCTTTGCTTGAGCTTGCCAATACGGTACCGAATACGGGCGGCGTTGTGTCTTGGTTTACGGGCGATAACGACCTTGAAACCTTCGGTGAACAGCTCGTTCCGTTTGGCACAGCAATGAAGAACTATTCTTTGGCTGTTACAGGATTGGATGCATCTGTCGTCACAAACTCCGCAAATGCAGCTAAAGCTCTGGTTGAGCTTTCAAACAATTTGCCGAATAGCGGCGGTATCGTATCCTGGTTTACGGGCGATAACGATATTGCAAGCTTCGGCGAGCAGTTGGTATCTTTCGGTCAGTCATTTGCTGCGTACTACAACAGCGTTAGCGGAGTGGATGTGGCTAAGTTGAGTGGTGTGGTTGTCGAGTTCAAAAATCTTGTGGATTTGGCAAACGGCATTAAGAGTGTTGATACAAGTGGAATGTCTACATTTGCTCAGAATCTTACGAATTTGGGTAATGCGGGAATCGACGGTTTTATCAATGCCTTTACGAATGCTAATTCTCGTGTGAGCACTGCTGCAAACACGATGGTTACCACATTCATAAATGCTGCTAAAGCACAGCAAGGTAATTTGACAAGCACCTTCACTACCATGATTAACGGTATTGTTACTGCTTTTACAAGTAAATACAGTCAGTTCACGATCATGGGACAAACAATGATGACCAACTTTATCTCCGGTATTCGTACCGGTGACGCATCGGCTCGATCTGCGTTTGTTGTTATCGTGTCCGGTTGTCTGACAGCAATCCGAAATAAGTTCTACGAGTTTAACACCGTTGGACAGACTACGATGACAAATCTCATTGCTGGTATTCGGACAAAGAATCAGCTTGCAAAAGATGCCTTTGTTCAGATCATCAACAGTTGCCTGACGGCAATCCGAAATAAATACACCGACTTCTACAATGCCGGTAAGTATCTTGTTGAGGGCTTTGCTAAGGGTATTGACGAGTATACCTGGTACGCAGAAGCACGAGCGAGAGCAATGGCAAGAGCTGCTGCACAGGCTGCGGAAGCTGAACTTGACATCAACTCACCGTCCAAAGTTGGTTATCGAATCGGCGGGTTCTTTGGTATGGGTTTTGTCAATTCTCTGATCGACTACACTGATAAGTCTTATGACGCCGGTGCATCTGTTGCAAAGTCGGCTAAAG